GGCAATAATTTCTGAATCAATCTGCACAAAGCCAGTAGAGCCAAGATTAGTAGCATCATTTACTGTCATTGTGGTCGCTGATGAGGTTACCGCCGCGGCCAAAGTTGCCGAAGGAATGGCATTAGTCAAACCATTTTGGCGGTTGATCCAAACTTGTATTGGACGGCCATTCGTCAGTTTATTAGGAATAGTAGCGTAAGTAGACTCAGATATACGGCTAATATTAATATCAGTTTGCGTGGTTGTATTTCCATTGTTTTGACGGATAACCTGATCTAGTAAATCAATTGTATCCACTGGTAGAGGATAAATAGCTTGACCAGAAGTAAGCGCAATGCTTCCTTCTTCAATGGTCCAAAGGTTGATTCCACGGTTTGCCCACTCAATAGTAAGCAAATTAAGAGAACGGCGCGCTGTTCTAAGGTCGTAACCAGAACGTAACTGCGAGCCACAACGCTCAAAGGCTTCTTCTACAAGCTCAGTGAGGTCTAAATTAAATGATGTTTGTCCTGATGGATTGGCCATTTATAATGCTGACGCGGCTTTTAAAGCGGCTATCTCAGCCCTTAATTTAATAATTTCTTTATCGCGTTGATCCAGCTTTCTGAGTAAGCTATAGCTGGCCTCTGACCACATGGACATATCTTTAATGCGCTCGTTATGATCCCGCTCCATCATCTGATAAAGACGGTCTGCGGTTTTCATTTGAGCTTCTATAAAGTTAATCACTTTTTCATTCCCTTTAGGGTTTCCGCCAATCTAGCCCGCTGACCCAACTTGCCGGGTTTTTTTGTTGCTGCAGCTAGTTTCTTTGGCGGAATAGTTTTACCTTCCTTTACGCCTAATTCTTTGCGTAAAGCTCCGGGTTTTTTAATTGCTTTCTGAATCCAATTTTTTGTGGCCATGATTATTTTTTCTTTGCGGTTTTAGCCGATTGAATAAAAGCATCTTTGGTAGGCGCACCCTTGCTGCCGGGTTTTCGCATATGCTCACCAGATCCTGCTGCTATCCGTGCCTGCTTTTTATGAATATTGGCATAAAGTCCGGGCTTTGCAGAACCGCCTGCTGCCATTTTCTTAGGTTTTTTACCAGCCTCTTTCATAGCAATTGCCGTGGCCGCTTGTTGGGCTAGACCACCCTTTTTATATTCATCAACGGCATCAGGATTGTCCTTTCTATGGATAACCTTTTTGCCCGGCATTTTAGATGGAGCAATATCGCCCATTCCGCGGCTTGCCATCATATTAGCAAGCTCCGCCTTTTTTCATTTTCTTAGCCATGCCGCCGCCGCACATAGCCATTACATGGTCGCGGTGACGTTTGTGGTCGCCAGCAGTATGTTTCATATAATGAGTGCTGTGGTGCTTGTGATCGCCTTCTTCGTGCTGGCTGATGAAGTCGTCATGGTGAACCATGTCTGGTCCTGATTCTGGCTCCATTGTTTCTTTGGTTACTTTTGGATTCATTTACTTCTCCTTAACAATATTTACCGCGTGTTTTACCTTGCTGTGCAATACCATCTGCACGGCTAGATGCTGATCCACCTTTGGACATTTTTTTAGTTTGTCCGCCTTTTTTCATGTAACCCATTTTATTGCGTACAGGAGTAGGCAATTTTGCTAATCCGGGGTTCTCTTCTTTATCTACAGGTTTTAACATACCGCCTTCCTTCGCTAAAACTTTACCGCCTTTTTTCATACCAGCCGCAGCTGGCATAGTTGCATCGCCCATAGGATTAACCTGTGGAATGTTTTGTTGAGTAGTACCAAACAATTTGTAATCGCGCTCGGCTTCTTGACGAATACCGCGCTCACGATTGGCTTTGTAATAAGCCTCTCGCTTGGACTTTTCTTTTCCGGTTTCTTCGTATGGCATGATTAGCAGTACTTCTTCTTGGTCATTCCGCCTTTTTTCATGGCGTTAACGAGTGGGCCGTTACCAACGGTGTTGCCAGACATCTTAGGCATATTAGCTCTTGTCAAGCCGCGCTCTGCGATGCCGTTGCCGTGTGGTTTTTTGCCACCAGCAGTTTTTACAGCACCCATGGACTCGCCATAAATTACGCCGCCTTTGGCATATTTTTTCATCATGCCGCCTTTTTTCATGCGGGCTCCGCTTTCAATACCAATTTCTTTACCGCTATCACCGAGGTTGGTACCGCGTGTATGACCGCGTTTTTGCACAGCAGATTCGCCATGCTTAGTTAATTTATTGGAACCTTTTTCTACATCTTTAGCCATTGTGCGTGGACCCATGGTTTCTCCGCCTTTAGCCATCTTTTTCATCGCCATTTTCTTCATAGCCATGCCGCCTTTCTTCATTCCCATAGCACCCATGTCCATTGCGCTTGGCATATCCATGGCTTTTTTTACGCCAACATTGCGAGCTAGTGCTGGCATTCCTTTAGTTGTTACTTTTGTCTTCATTTCTTTTTCCTTTCGGGTTACACCACCAGAACTAAAACCAATGTATTTATTTAAACTTGCATTAGGTAATTGTAAATCACCGTGATGCGTTTTTTGTTTATTAATACCTTCGGCCGTAGGGTTGGCGGATCCACCCTTACGAAATTTCTTGCCTTTATCCGCAGCTGCAAAATCTTTTCCAACCTTTTGGGGTATGCCTACTTTTTTGGCAAACGCGGCATTATGAGCCACGGCTTCCATCAAATTATGCTGTGCCTTGCTTTTGCTTGGCATTACTTGCCCCAGATACCATTAAACATATTAGCCAAAATAGCGCCAATCAAAGCAAAAGCGCCACCAACCATCATCAATGTTTTCCAACCACCATGAGCTTCTGCTAGAGTTTTTTGGATAGCTTTAATTGCTTCCTTAATTTCTGCCATCTCTCTAACCATTTTGTCCATGTCGGCCTGTAAATGCTCAATATCGTTTGCGTGTGTTGCCAATTCTCTGGCTGTTAGGATTGGATCAATGTCGCTCATTTTAGCATTTCCATTTTTTCAATGACTTATTAATTCTGCTATCTGGGTCATTGGCCGTTTTACTTGATGTCAATTTCTTTTTCATTCCAGTCATACGGGCGCAGAAAGATTTTTTCCGCGATCCGCCTTCTGGTTGAGGTGGTTTAATATCGTGTCCTGCTGCTTTTAGACTTGCTCTACCTTTTGCGTTAAGACCGCCGGAGGGTGACTTCCCCTCCTTGCGAGTCCATGCTGGAGATTTAGCCATATTAAGCCATCGCTTCCTGACAAACTACGTTAACTTGAACTGCAGTACTTTGGTTTGTGGTAATTGCCACTGTCAAAATATCTGCTACGTTACCTTTAATGTTAGTCAGTACAGGGAAGAAATTCTGCAAGTCTAACTGCTGCAGTGCATTGTTAGGCGTTGAGAACGCATATACAACTTCACCACCAGACAAGTTAGCCGCAGACAAATCTACTTCAGCAAACGAGTTAAACGAACCTAAAGTATTCATAGGTTTAAAGTTAACTTGGCCCAATGAGAGCTGATTTGTTGGCGTACTTGCAACCAATTCAACCAAAGCCGTAGCGCTGGTGTTTATCAACAGCGTTTGTGGCAATAGCTGACCTCTATCAATTAATCCAATTTGATAGGTGTTACCAGCAGAAGGACTATTAGCAAGTGGCAATCCGTTAACAATATCTTGGAAAGTAATTGTGTTAGTCGTATTGCTTGTAATTCTTCCAGTATATGGCGAAGTTACTGTAGCACTTCCGCTATAACTTCCGGGGCTTGATGCTCCGTAGTTGATTGTTACTCCGGTTGCGCTTGCTGCTAGGACGTTAAACTGACCATTAAATGTTGCAGGGTTTGAGTTTGCAATATTGATGACATTACCAACAGACAAATTGTGAACAGCTCCAAATACAATGTTTACTGGGAACTGTGTTACACCGCCGACCAATGTTCCGCCGCCAACAGTTACTGCACTTACTGATGGCATTGAAGCATTGTAATAAACGAACTTGCCAACAAATTGGTTTGTACCCCAATAAGTTGCTGTTGGCAATGTGCTGTTTGCAGTTACACCGTTTGGTAATGGAATATTTAACAACAGTTGTGTTGTATTTGGTACGTTAGCAATCAAGTATGTACCAGCAGCAACCGTGTATGTGGAGCTAATACTTCCAGACAATGATCCTTGCAGAGCGCTTAAAGCATATGTGCCGTTTGCGCCCGGAGCTTGAGCAGAGTATTGGCCTACCGCTTGAACTGTAAATGCTTGGCTAAGGGTAATAACGGATCCGTTAATTGCTGAAATAAATGTATTTGCAGGAACGCCGGTTCCCATAAACATTTGACCAACTACAAAACCTGTTCCGGCTGCTAATGTAATCACGCTTGTACCAACCGCACCACCGCTTGAATAAGCTTGTGAAGCTGTTGTGCCGTAGAACGACAAGACGGTATTGGCTGCAAGAGCAGAAGTTGTCCCGCTGCTAATGGTAATTAAACCAGCCGTGCCAACAGTTTGAACAATGGTGCCAGCGGCAATACCAGATCCAATAACTGCTTGTCCAGCCGTTACTGTGGTATTTGCACCCAAAGTAATTGAGGTAGAGGCAATTGCCGTAGCAGTAGCAGTTTGGTTTACAACAAATGAACCGAATGCAGACTGCTGTTTGGTTATGGTTGTACCAGAAGCAATACCTGTACCAGCCAATGATGCGCTTGGCAAGAATGTTCCAGTTGACGTAGTAATGGTTAATAAAGCACCAGTGCTTGGGTTAGAGAATTGATAACTTCCGGCTGCCTGTGCTGTTAATGCAGTACTCAAAGTAATAATTGCATTACTTGGATATTGAATATCCGGAGCATCTCCGGGATTGCTTACAGAACCATAATAGGTAATAGCAGAAACAGTAGCGTTAGAAGCAACACCAGTACCGCTGATAGCTTGACCTATGGCAATTGCAATTGGTAATCCCGTTGACTGATTAATTGCGTTAGAAACAATAAACTGCGTTGTTCCAGATGCACCAGTCACAGTGGTATTGGTTACAAAAGCATTAGTTGCGGCAATGGTTCCAGAAGAATAAGTGTATCCGGTAGCCGTACCAAGCTGGTTAAATGACGACAGCGTAATATAGTTTGCTGGGCTATTTGCTTGCGCTGTATTGGTTAATGGATAACCATGTGCAGAGGAAAATGTAAATGTTGATTGGCTATTAATACTAGTACCAACAATCGTTGTAATTGCTGGGGTTGCAGTAGCAATAGTTAAAGATTGAACTGTTCCGCCAGTAGCCGTGGTGATGGTATTGTCAAACTGGTCTGTACCAACCGCTCTCATGCGGAAAGACATTGCTGGGAAACGAATAGAGTTTGCAGCAATTGTACGAACTTGAACCGCAGCATAGTTACCATATGAATAGGTAAATCCGCGCTGTTTATCAATACCGCCTTCAATCAATACCGATACACCGTAGTGAGTCATCACTGAAAGACCAGTAGAGCCACTATCGCGCTGCTCGTAACGAACAGGCAAATTACCAGTACGGCTCCATGGTTTAATTTGGTTTACGCCGTTAACTACACCGTTACCAGTACCGACTTGGTGCATGATCCAAGGCTCGCCATCAATGACTACGCCCCAACGCAATGCGCCGGCTCCGTACCAAGCATATTCCATCCAAATCATCTGAACTTTAGTCCAGTCAACTGCGTTGGCAATATTTTTGTTTCCGTTCCATGCTTCAAATGGAATCACTGTATCTACAGGAACACCGCCCGAATCTGAACGAATAACAGCAAACATGGCATATGGGTTACCAGCATAAGGGGCTCCCGCCTGCATGAAGAACATTCCGTTGGAGTCATCAAAAATACCAACACGCTGGAATTGACCTTGAACTGATGCGCCAAAGTTTACGTTAGAGGCCATGTAAAACGTCTTACCGGGCTGATAGCGGTGATAAGGACGTGATTGACGAACAGTAATGTCACCGGGGACGTTGCCGCCACCAATGGTCATTGTTACGCCGCCTAATCCGGGGTTCTGAACAATAGATGCTTGACCGGATACGTTTTGAATGTATTGTTCCCAGCGCAAAGGTTGAACGCCGTATTCAAAGTCGGCGTCATAAATGTTTTGCGATTGCGAAACTTTAAGTTTTCCTACAACGTCACGCAGACGCTGAGGAGCAATAAATTGTGCAGCACCATCAATACCAACCAATGGTGTTGTAGATGTTTGTGTGCCTAAACTAGCTGTTTGTGTGCTTACTCCCGCTCCATTGCTGGGCGAGAAAAAATTCA